CGCACATTGTCAGACCGCACCATTTGATTAGGAGCAACGGCGCTAGGGTCAGACGTGCTGTTCAAGCCACCTGAAAATCCTTGTTGGGAATCCTGTGAGGGCTGACGCGCCATTACCACATCCCCATTCCGCCCCATTCAGCGGCGAGGTCGGGGTATCCAAAATACGTTGGACGTGCGGCACGGCGCGTGATGTCTTGGTACATCTGCTGGCGTTCCAGATTCGCCATTGTTCGCATCCGGTCAGCCGCTTCAGATTCGGCACCACCCTTTTCCAGCAACATCGCCGCCGCTTCCAGCCACAAGATGACTTCGTGGCCTTCGGGGAAATCCACCGTCACGCTGGATGAGCTGAGTTGGTCAGGGCGAGGAGGCGTATAGTTGACCGTAATGGTCAACGCCAAATTACTGGATACGGGCAGAATTTGGATGTTTGCCCCCGCATCATACCACAGCCGTTGATATGGGCTGTCGTAGTTTGTTTGCGTCGCCAACGGCACTGACCGAAACTCTGTTTGCCGATACACCGTAAACCCATCGGCAATTGCCAGAATCCGGTACAACGTCTGCGTGTTATCCCCACTGCCGCCATTGAGGTCAGTATAAGGAATCAGCCCATCGTTGTCCGTCGAGACAGAGCGCGTGGCAAACCGATAATACGGATTTGCGCCCAAGATGCTGGAATATTCGCGGCTATGCACAATCCCCAGCACTGTCGTAATAAAAGCGTCAGTCCACCGCGACGAATTCGCCGCATCCATCATTTCGCGTGTATTGGTAACGAGCTGACTGACGGTATATGACATTGTTAGCTAGGCGAGGGGATGATGCGGGTTCGACGAGGCTTGCGTTTTTCTGCGCCAATCGCATCCATCGTATCAACCAACACTTCGTTCATTTGCGCTTTTGGCAGTTCCACTTCGTTCCAGTGGGTCATTCGCTGACGCGCTTTTTGTACTTCTTCGCGGGGGTAACTGCGAAGGGATGCTTCCACATATGCGCCTGCTTGGTCAATCGGACAATCGGCTGGCAAATATCCGATAATATCAAACGCCGAGGCCGGAGGTATTTCACTCTGCCGCACTCGCTCCCACCGCGCATCTTCTGACTGCCACTCCCACGTCATTGCCCACGGGCGTCCCGGCATTTGCGACCACCGAAGCGACAGCGCGGGATGGACACGCCGAAGCCGCGCCAGCAAATCGCTGGGCGGCTCCGGGGTGCCGTGCTGGTTTAGCACGATGCCCATACTTAGTTCATCATCGCAAACGTGGCAACCACATTGACCGTGGGTTGCGTCGTCACTGTACCCGCCGCAACTACGTCAATACGCAAAATGTCACCCGCTTGCAAAATAGTTCCCGCATCCGTTCCCGTAATCGCTACGGTGTACGACTTTTGCAGAGTCGAAATCACATCCGACTTGATGCTCTTAGTTGCGGTCAGCGTCACATCCGCTGGGGATGCAATGCTGTTATCGCGCTTGAACGCTTGAATCGTAATAGCACTTGTTGATGCACCCGCCACCAAACCATTGATAGCAAGGCCAATCAACTGGCACTTGCGCATCGGTGTTCCAATTACCACCGACGTAGTAGCACTGTTCGCCACACTGGTACCACCCGTTCCGATAGCCACAGATTCAACGGTCAGATTTTGACCAAAGTTCCCCGGCTTCGGACGGAACATCGAAGTGAATGCACTCATTCCAGTTCTCCTATGTGAACCCTGCGGAGCAGGGCAGGGCCGAAGCCCCACCCTGCCGCGCCGTTATCGGTTAGATAACGTGGGTGTAGAACGTGGTGTCGTTGGTGTACGACGTGATGGAACCGTGAGCGTTACGAACCAGCGACGCAAGGTTGCCATAGTAACCGTAGGTCGTCTCAAACGCATCGCGGCCCTGAATCCAGCGCCACGGGCCTGCTCCTTCAAACTCGACAAAGCCCCAATCCTTCGCATCCACCCACGCCATCGACGGGAGATGGACGAGATAAATGGTGCCAGCCGGGCAATAGTAGTTCTCAAACATCGGAATGCCGCAGATGCTGACGGCCTTGTAGCCACCCTTCAGCTCGACTGCCGCATCACGCGCTTCAAAACGACGCTGGGCAATCATCGACTCCATCAGCGCCTTTGCCATACCCGGCGTGGACATCAGCAGGAACTCCTGCGGACGGCTGAACGGGTCTTTGCCCGACAGACCCTTGACCCGTTGCATCAGCGTCCAGATGTCCGACTCGGTCGGCTGGCTCGCATCCGGGGTGTCCGTGCCCGCCACCAGACGCACCGAATCCCAAATCGGATAGGTGCTAGCGGCAAGGTTGTGCAGGGTGCCGTAGCTTCCACCACGGTTGGTGATGTTGATAAGGCCGTTGATTTGGTTCACGCCCGACGTAGCCGAGAACGCATCATCCGACGTGGTGGCCTTGACCACAATGTCAGCGGCAACCATACCACCCACCGACGCCGAAAGCGTCAGGGTCGAGTTGGTGCCCGACACGGCGATGGACGAAATGCTCGCCTTGCCGCGCAGGGTGCCACCCGTCGAATTGCGGACGGCAATGTAGTCGCCCGGAGCCAGCAGAAGCGACCCCTGACCAGCGCCCGTCACGCCGTAAGGGTTTGCCACGATGATGGTCACGGTATCCGTCACCGTGCCAACCGTCGCCAGAATGCCCTGACCGGAGCCGTTGAGCGCGCCTTCCATCAGCAGGGCGGACGCTTCGCGGATTTCCTGAAGGGTCTTTTCCGCAATGGTCGCAAAAGCGGCATCCTTAGACTGCGTACCAAGGAACGCCAGCCCGTCAATCTGACGGGTCACATACGCACGGGCAACACCCGTGTTGGCCTGCTTTTCCTGCGCGAACGTGTCGGGCGGGAAATAGCCGCTCGACGAGACGGTGCCACCAGCCGGACGGCCCGTGACCACATCCCAATACGCGCCGTTACCGCCCCACCGCAGGTTGCGTGGGCCACCGGCCTTGGCCTTTTGAAGCTGGGCAAAGAACGGGGTAACGAGGTTCTGAGCCTTCTCACGATAGTTGTTATACAGGTTCTTCAGCAGACCACTCAGGTCGGCATCAGAGATTACAGTAGGTGCTGGCATTGCAAATCACCGTTGAGTGAAAGAGTTATCGAAGTCCCACCGATTCGAGAGCCGACTGCAACACATCACTCATTGCGTCGTCCACGTTGCGGATGGGGCGTTTCGCTTTGCTTTGACTGCCGACGTTCCCCGTGGGCTTCATCGAACGTGCCGCCATATTCTTGGCACGTTGCGCTTCCACTTGCAAGGATTCCGTCTTTTTCGCGTGTCCAGCAGTCAGTTGGTCGTGCTGGGCACTACGGGCGTCGTGAACTTGTTGCGCCCACGGCACCACTTCATCCCGAATCGCTTCTGCGATTTTGCTATGCGCTTGCGGGTGAATAATGGAACCAAAAGGCGTTTGCACGGTAAACTGGTTCGCAACCAACAACACGCGAGCGGCGAGTTCTTCTTTGCTGACCGAAGGCAACGCACTGGCAATCAACTCCAATGCCGGTTCGACCTTCGTATCCAGAAAACTGGTACCGACGTTTTGCGCTTGCTGGAAATCCATCTGCGCCCGTTCCATCTGTACCTGTTGACGTTCCATTTGCAGGCGGGCTTCGGGCGTGTTTTGTTGTTCATACAGGGCACGGGCATTCAAATACGCTTCGTCATTGGACAGCAGTTGCTGGCGTTCTGCCTGCAACTGACGCAACGCTTGGTCGTATTGCGCCATTTGGGTACGAAGCTGTTGCGCTTCGCCCATTGCGGCTTCTGCCTGTTGCTGTTTGTCGTGGTTGTACACCCCCCATTGGGCAAGCTTGACGACCTTATCCAACGGTTCGCGGCGGGTTTTCCCGTTCGCGGTAAACTCAATAGTCAGGTCGGGCGGCTCAATCGCCCCTTCTGCATCAGCAATCGTAAAGTCCGTTGCCAGTTCTCGCGCAATCGACGGTATCGCCACCATCCCTTCGGGCAGTGACGGAACGTCGGGCGTCGCATCTGGTTCGTCTTTCGCATACGCCGGGGCCACATTCTCATTCGCCGATTTTGCAGACTCCCGTGGCGCAAACTTCCCTCGCTCATCGCGGGGCGTGTCTGGCGTGGCAGACTGCTCATTCATCGTTTGCTGAATGCTTTCCCCCGCAATGCTTGCCATTACGTCATTGACATCGGTTGATGGCGCGGGGCTGGTTCCAACAGGTGCGGTCATTGCAAACTCCATAACTGAGGCATTACGCGCATCGTGCGATTAGCCCATTCGCGGTGGTTGCCCAATGCCCGTTGGAACCATCTGGGGCGGAGCGCCACCTGCGGACGGATTCATCGTCGCTAGCGGTTGTGCCTGTGGGGAGGGTTGGAACGGACTTGGCCCGCCGTTTCCTTCGGGCATTGGAGGCGCACCGCCTTGCGGCGGGCCACCTCCCTGTTTCATTTGCGACTGTTGGGCCAACTGCCCCCAACGGTCTTGTGCGGCTTGAATAATCTCAGGGTCGAGGTCATCTCGCAGGATAATCTCGCGTTCCAAAATGTCTTGATGAATGGCTTCATTGTCCTGCCACCGCATTTCAGGCGGTTGTTGCTTGAGTCGCAAACTTTCGCAGATACGCTTGGCCCGTGCCGACTGGTCTTCGTCTGGCGTGTCCATATCCGAAATCATTGCCGTGGGTTGACGACGCAAATACTGCTGTTGCGTAATTACACCCTTATCTAGCCACGAATCCAGCAAAAATTGACGATACACGCGAGGCATTGGCATCAATGTTTCAGGTTCAACGCGCAACGACACCGGCCCATCAAACATATCGCGGGTCAAAGCGTGTGCCAAGTCGGGGCGACTGTTGCCCACTGCGCCAAGGTCGCGGGGTACGTCATATCCAAACGCCATTCCTGCAACTTGCACCTTGGCCCACGCCGTCAATGCCGTTGCCGCCGCCGCGACGCACGGCGCAAATACCCGTTCTAACTGTTCCCGTGCCGCAAGGATGGCGCGGCCTGACGCATCGCCCGAAATCTGCCCTCGGCTGGTGTCATTGTATCCCGACGCATCCTCAAACGCCTTTTTTTCCAGTTGCAATAGCTCTTTGCAGTCTTGCCCGACGCTAAATCCGGGCACGGGACGCATAATGTCATCCAGCGCACGTCCTGAGTTGACTTCCATCAACGACGTGCCACCGCCAACGATGGTTTCGGTGACAATCGTGCCTGCGCGGGTCAAGAATCGCCCTGCGGCGTTGACGCGCACCGAATCTACCCACTTGGACACCAGCGCATTGATACGTACTTGATGGTCAAGCCACTGCTCCATAATGGGGCGGGGGTAATACGAGGGGTCAGCCGAACCATCCCGGAATGGAACAATCGGAATCACGCCAAAGAGCAGTGGCAACGGGCCACTGACCATCGTATCCCCCACAATTACGACCTGCAATCCATTGGGCAATAGGTCAGGATGACGGTCAACGTAAATGGTAAACCGCTCGACCGTTTCCTGCATTCGCAAACGGTCGCCTTCACCAATCGTGGTCTGGTCAAGCACCCAACGATTCATTCCCGCATCGGTTGCCAAGTCGCTTGTGCCAACAATCGCGTCGCTATTGTGCGACGCCAGCGCTCCGCTGACGCCATACCGCCACGCCGCTTCTGTTGCAGACAGCACTTCGCGGGAAATGACGTAATACGGCGTATCCGTTGACGTAGCATTGGCAGAAACGCGCACTTGCTCAACGCGCAACACCTTAGTGGCAAGGTCGCCCAATGGCTTAGAAGGCATATGCCCATCTGCCATTCGCGCATCCCACGGCCCCTTTTCTGCGTCCCAATAAGTGTGCAAAAATGAAACACCATCCGTCTGCGCCCAAAATCCAGCGGTGCGGCGGATGTTGTCCATATTTTGCTCATCGTACTGGTATTCCAGTGCAATTTGCCGCGCTTCTGCTTTTCGCTTTTCTTCAGGGTCAACCGTCGTTGGCTCCACTTTGAAGCCGGGGCGCTGGTCGGTCATAATCTGAAGGCGCTGGTCAAGCGATTTATCAACCAGATTATAGACAACCCGCGCCGTATCAACAGGCTTCAACGGCTCACGCCACGGGCCACGCCCACGGGACGACACCCATTGCTGTCCGATACGGAACAACCGATTGCGCTCGACCAAGTGCAAGTGGCGTTCTACGGCCCCGCGATGCGCGACCCAACGTCCACGTACCCACGACGCCCACGCCTTGCCATCTTCTTCTTGCCCCGGAAGCAACAGCGGGAAATCCGACCCGTACAACGTGCGCGCCAGCGCGTGAACTTGTTCATCCGCAGGCAATGCAATGTTTTCTGACGGATTTGGAGCAACAATGTCGTTGGCTTGACTTGGCGCCGCCATTTCTGCCAGTTCCGGTTGCAATACTTGCATTGCCGCATCGTGCGCCATCTGTTCGATTTGCGCTTCGATGTCAGGCATTTCCATCGGAAATGACAGCGGATTACTCATTGGTGTCCAACCCTTCGTTTCCGCCGTATTGGTCAACTACTTGCTTGACCATCAGCGTTGCCGCTGGCAATGCGATTTTTCCTTGTTGAACTGCTTTGACAAATGCCTTCAAACCATCTTCGCCAATGATTTTGCGAAGCAACATAACGTCTTTGCGGTTTTTGACGCCCAGCAAAGACGCATATTCTGCATCTCGCGCGTTGCGGTCAAGGAATGATTGCGCCAACTCGTCGCTTTTGTTGAGCTGACCAATCAGGGCCTTGCCTTTGTCTTTGGTGCCCGTCAACATATCGACCAACTGGTTAGATGCGGTGGAGTTGCCTTGATTGGATTCCGTCAACGCGCGCGTAAAATCATTGTACACACCTGATTTGTCAAAATGCGAAGGCAAAATCGCAGACGTGCCCGGAAGCATTTGTTGCATCTGGTCATTGAGTTGCGGCAACTTTGCCATCAAATCCGCTTGCGACCCGCCAAAGTTCATCAATGACACGCCACGACCCGTATCCACCGGACTGAATCCCTGCGGTTCCATCGTATTGACCAATGCGCGCATCTCGTCAGGCGTTGTGCCGCGATGAAATGCGGAAAACCCACTGCCGCCTCCGGGCAACATTACGTGTGCGGCGCTGACATTTTGCACGTCTGCCATTCCCGCTAACGCTTCCAGCTTTTCCGCTAATGGGATTTCCCCGCTTTTGAGCGTCAGTTCGTTTCCGGGGGTTTTGCTATACCGATTGGGCTTGGTATAAGTCGTTTCCATAATCGGGCGATTGACCGACAGTGGATTGGTTTCCCACGGCGCAGTTTCAGACACCCGAAAACTTCCCGTTCCCGGCAATGTTGATTGCGTTTTTCGCCCAAGGGCTTGCCACGTCGGAACATCTCCCGCGACCTGAGAATATGCTTGACGCACATCTTCTGGCCCATTCAACAACGCATTTGCTAGTTGACCCGTGCCAAGCCCCGGCACGGTTTCGCGCGTGGCGTTGAGTGCCAACGGGCCACCAAACCCCGGCACTTCGTGTTCCAAAATCTCACGCGCGCTTTGACGGATGGCTGGCGCATTCGCGGCTCCCAGCAATGCGCGCAAAACCTCCAATGGGTTTTGTGCAAGCATACGACCCGGCAACGTCATTGGTCAATCGCTCCCACGCCAATCGCTCGGCGGACAAGGTTCCAGTTTTGTAGTTCGGCATAGCGGTCACGAATCACATCGCGCACAGATTCTTGCGCGTGTAGCTCAGACTCTAGCAAGGCAAACGCTTCCAAGTCATTGGGAATCACTATTGCTTCTGGGTCGCTTGCTGTCGGGTCACGAAAATTGATAAGGCGCGTCAACAGCTTTTCGGCGCGGTCAATTGTGTATAATACCACAAGCGCCCAGATAATGTGCGGCATCATTGGCGCACCATTGCAGGTAACAGTTGTTCCAGCATTCCTCGCGCAATGACGGGCAATGTTTCATCCCGAATGTTGCGACGACGCAATGCCGTCACACTGGCATAAAATGGCGACGTGCCCCCGTGAGGCCACGCAAACCGCCAGTCTGCGACAGTAGGGGTCAAACACAACGTCGGTACGCCAAGCGACCCCGCAATGTGCAGGATGCTCGTATCAACCGTTACCACCATATCGCACCGTGCAACAGCAAGTCCCACATCGTAAATGTCGGCAAACTTCTGTCGCGCAAATGGCGCGCTTGCCGGAATGTCGGCATCGTGGCACAGATTGACAAACGTGACGCCATTTAGGAATGCCCACACAGGTGCAAATTGTTCGGTCGAATACGACCGCTCAAAATCGTGCCACCCATTTGCTGACCCCTTCCAGCAGACGCCAACGGTCAGCGTCTTTTTGGGCGCACGGTTATCACGCACGGTGTGCAACATTTCTGGCGCAACCGGATTGGGCACGTCGTATTTGCTATTGCACTGCAAATAGTGCGGCAACGACATTGCGCGAATCCCTGCGCCTGCATCGTTCAAATGTTCAATGTTTGCAATATCACCCACGGTCACGCCGGGGATTCCATCCATCCACGATTCTAGAATCTTGGGGCCATACCACGTCACAGGCTGACCCGTGCGTTTGGCAATCAACGGAATCCATCTGGCAAACAACACCGCATCGCCAATGCCTTGTTCGTGCAACACGCTGACGGGCACCTTTTCTTTCCCGTCCCATTGTCGCATATTCGGCGGCAACGCCTTGCTAGGTTCGACCAATCGAGATTCCTGCAAATGCCATCCCTTGCGCCATTTGTCGCTAATCGCGCACAGAATATGCCCCTGCTTTTCTTGCGTTTCGGCGTTGTCCGTGTAAATACACGCCGATTTCGCCAGCGCCATTCGGGCGCGGGTAAAATCTCCGGCTCGCGCCAGCGCCCGCCCATAGGTTGTTAGCGCGGCGATTTTTGCCACGGTAAAATCTTTGGGAATCGCTTTGACAGCTCGCCCCGCCCACACGACCGCTTCTTCTACGCGCCCCGCCACCATTAGCCCTTCGGCATACAACGTCGCCGCCATCGCGGGCATCTCACCCTTGTCGGCAATCCACGCATCACCAACGTCCAGCAATGGCTTCCATTGCTTTGTGTCGTGCGCTTCTTGCATCGCGGTCAACGCGATGTTTTCGGCGTCCGACAACAAATGCGTGGCGGTCATTGTAGGCGTTTGAGTTTGTATTGCGTGGAATGAATCAGCGCCAACACATCGGCAACGATGTTGCACAAGTCCGCTTGCTGGGGCAGTTCGTCTTGCACGGTGGTCACATACTGCTCCAACTTGTCGAAATACGGCAACACATCCGTTTCGCGTTCCAAAAACGATGGCATCGGCGTGTATCCGGTCACAATGTCGTGTGTGCCCTGATACGCTTCTACATAACTATCCGCCAAATCTGCGATGGTTTCGTAAAACGCGCCCAGCGCTTTATGCTTGGCAAACGACGTTGTTTGCAAGTGAAAAATATGCGCTTGTTGGCGGCTGTTGAACAACACCGACGCAAACTCGGCGACGTAATCAGCCATTCTTGGCGATTCCCGTATCCGTCATCACCACCCGCTTATCTGCGTTTTCCGCAAACGTGACTTCTCCGATAACTGGATGGTCTTCCAACAACGTCGCCAATCGCGCATTGCGATGCTTTTCCGCTTGCGACATCAGCGCATTGTATTCTTCAAACACCATCTTGACAAACGCTGACTCGGTTGCCGTCAGTACGGTGTCCGTCGTTGTCTTGGCGGGCGTATCTGCCTGCGGCTGGTCGTGTACGAGTTCCATACGTCTCCTCAAAAGTTAGTCGCTGACCGTCATCCCACGA